AGGGATTCGCACCACGCCTTTGCCAGATTGACGTCCGCAAATACACGAGTTCTGTAATCCCGATGACTTTTTTTGAAAATTTCGGCCAAAACAAAAGTCAAGTGCCTGTAACTACCGATGTTCAATTTTGTGTCGTTTTTCATTTTTTAACCCTTTCAATTTTTTAAAATTACCCCCCGCAGGCGCGATAAATCTTTAAACTTTTGAAGTGTAAAAAAATATTTCCTGTTTTAAATCAGACTTATAACATCTTAATTACAAAATTGTAGGCTCGTATCTCTATTACAACAAAAGACTTACAGCGCGGCGAATTTAAAGGCTCTACAACGATTTAGGGGGTATAAATATAAGGGTCAAGGCGAGAAGTCTTCTCATATCGCATTTAAAGAAGAATTTTTAAAAAAAGTTCTTGACAAAAAAATTTGGGAGTGGTAATTTAGAGGGCGAATGGACTGTAAAATACTTACAGGAATGAACAAAGTCGTTAAAAAGCCTGCTGGCAGGGTAAATTAACAATTCTGCCGTGCGGGCTTTTTTTGCAATTATATACAAAAACTGATTCAGGGTCTTTCCGACAGATAGCGGGTTAGATTCCAGTCGGGTAAATCGGCTAATGAAGAAATCGTTAATTTGCCCCTAAACGATTCAAAGATGTTGTTTAGTCTTTGCCTCGATGTATATGACGCAGGCGGTGTTGGCCGAGCCTTTAAAATGGTGAAATCATATATGGTCTTTAAAAGCATACGGCGAGGCTTTATACCGAATGAATTAATGACTCCTTTTATTAGGGGTCATTGCGCACCAGCTCCACATTACCCGAATGTTAATAAAATTAAAGGTTGTGTATGATTTGTAAAATATGCGGTATTCCGATAGATAAGAAGTATGAGTATTGCAGGGAACTTGAAAACTTAATAAAAAACATTATATAAAAAATTTTATCCTTTATGTTATACAATCATCTAATTCAAACAGAAAGTAGGGAAATGAGCAATTAATGGCTAATGTCTTATCACGGGAAAAGGCTAATGCAATAGCAGCTGCTTACATGACTAATGGTTATCGTAAAGTAGATGCTCTTCTAAGCGTAGGCTACAAAACAACTTATGCTAATAGTAATGTCGGCCTTAAACTATTCGATAATGTCAGGGTGAAAGAGGCTATTGCAAGGATTGAGGCCGCTAATAATGCTAAAACTGATTTTACGGTCGAATTTGTCCGAAAAGAAATGATGGAGTTGCTTGAAGATTGCAAAAAAGAAAACGACAGGACCAATCGCAAAGGCGCAGTCGAGTTAATGGCGCGCCATAAATCTATGCTTTCAGACAACTTGAACACAACAGACGTTATTAAGCAGGCCGAATTGGCTAAGATGTCAGAAGAGGAGCGTATTGAGTTAAAACGCATAGCCAGTATTAGATTGCAGGAAATGACGCAAACTAAGGCAGGATAAGAAGTTATGACAGGCGTAACACGTAACAGCGTAACAGATTTCGTGGCAAGTCCTAAACAATATCATTTATCAGACTCGCAGATTCAAGCGTTGCCTGTTGGCCTTGGAAATATAATATTGGATAAGTCTTTTTTAAGTCAGACCCCCTATGACCCCCAAACAGGCCGGTGCTGCAAAACGAATACTCTCTCATTTTACCAAAGTAGCTTTAATAATTAAGGACAAAAAAAGGATACAATATGAAAAAGATGTTAATGTTAATGTTGATGATGTTATTTGGTGCAAATTGTTTTGGATATTGCAAGGTTAGGTATCGTGACAATTTTTTTTATTATCACAATACGACGGTTGTGTCGAATGCGAATTTTACATTGGAGAGTATGTTTTGTCGGGTATTGACGTTGTACATATATCCGACAGGTACTGACACGACGGTAACTATGAGTATTTACGTTGACCCGCTGGAGTTAGGTGAGACATCTGTGGCCAATCCGATATTGATACAGACGTTTACCATAGACTGTACGGCTGGCGGCAAGATATACGCTTTGTATGTTTCTGATACTTCATCGAATGTTTACGGAAGTGTTCCTTTTGCGGGTGAGTTAAAATTTGTGATAAGCGATACGGCGGAAGATACTTGTACAGATTTGAAGGTATGGGGCATTAAGGGTTGATAGATACGAGCAAAATATCGAATATAGACATAAAGGCTCTTGCTGCCGATGCTGCGTATTGGGCTTGTGCGAGCATGATAGTATTGGCCAATGGTGAGGAATTTTCATTTGTGAACAGGCCGTATTTAATAGAACCCATGCAGGATGAGAGTTGTGTTAGTGGTTCTATGAAGGCATCTGGCGGCGGGTTCAGCGAATGTCAGGGTATTTTGCCAAGTTTACATGGAATGATTTATGGTAAATATCAGCAGGGCGTAGGTTATTTTTTCCCAACTGATACGGATATGCAGGATTACGTTAAGTCGAGATTTAATCCTTTGATACAGTTAAACAAGGAGTCGATAGGGAAGTGGATAAAATCAGGCCGTGCTGGTACAGATAGTGCGGGCTTGAAGCGAATTGGCAATGCTAACCTGTTTTTAAGAGGTTCTACATTAAGTCCGGGCGAAACAGTGGGCGATGCCAAGAAATCGACTAAGGCCACTGGTATTCAGTTTGACAGGCTTGTGGTTGACGAGATAGACCAGATTCATCCCGAAGCTATCGCCAAGATGCGTAAGCGTATGACTAACGCCAAGATATACGGTAATTTAGGCAGAAATGAAGAACGGTATATTGCCAACCCATCTGACGAGGATAGGGGTATAGATTTATATTGGCAGAAGTCCAATAAAAAATGGTGGAATATGCTGTGTGTTTGCGGGCACTACACCAATCCGGTTCGGTATTTTTTAAACGACCCTGAAAAATCAATAGGCATTTTACCCAACGGCAGAGGTTATATAAAATGCGAGAAGTGTGAAAAACCATTAGGGTACAACAGTGGTACGTATATATCCGAATGTCCAAGCGTAACAGATTTAAATATGTACCAATGGTCGCATTTGAGTTCCGCGTATGTTGACCCGCTTAGAATATTAAAAGATTATAGAAATCCTCCCGAAGATAATTTGGGCGATATTATGCGTCTTGACTTGGGACTTGCATATTCGAGTAAGGACGAGAAATTAAGAAAAGACGTGGTTTTATCCTGTTGTTCAAATAATGGTATGCCTGAACGGCACATTGGGCCTTGCGCTATGGGTGTGGATAACGATGACAAAAAACATGTTGTAATAGGCATAAGAACAGGAAATGACAGATATGAGATTGTGAAAGTTGCGGTATGTGAAACTTTTGGCGAAGTTCACGACTTGGCTATAAGATATAATGTGAAATCTGAAGTTGACGATTTAAGGCCTAACGCTGATTCTGCGAGAGAACATCAAAAATCGGAACGGCATAAAGTGTTCCTGAACGAATACACGGAAAGTCCTCTGAACGAAGCGTTTTTCAATGAGAATACCGGAGTTGTGAAATCTTACAGAACCGGTATTTTTGACAGCACTCACAGGATAATTTCCAACGGACAGATAGTATTACCCCGAAGATGCGCGGCAATTGAAGATTTTGCGACTCAATGCTGTAATTGTGTAAAGTCAAAAGAAGTGGATAAGCAAAAAGGAATTATAATTTATAGATACAAGAAAACCGGTAATGGAAACGACCATTACAGAAATGCCTTGAATTATTTTATTTTGGCCGCGAGCGGACACAGAATCAGGACTGTAAATCCTGACAGGAAAATCAACAGGCAGACAAAAGCAAAATGTGATTATGACGTGGTGGCATGTGTTTAAGAATACAGAACCTATTAAAAAAGCCATAGTTGACGGATACAAAAGAGGTATTTGCACTAAAGACGGCGGTTATATTACGCCTGTCGTTTACAAAGAACCTAAATATGAACACGGATTCGGCAAAGGTTCATATTTGGGGGGCGGTAAATTCAGGCTTGTAAATGGTGTTTGGATTAAGGTGGCATGATGGCTGATTGGACAGCGAAAGAATATATACAATTACAAAAGACCGAAGAAGATAAACAGTTCAATACAAGAAGTTTGTGGCAGGATACTGCGGATGCTATGTATCCTTATGTTCAAATAACATCTACTTATGAATCAGGAACTCCAAGAACAAAAACTATATACGATACGACGCCATATCTTGATATGTGTGATATGGTTTCAGGTTTGAAATTCATTCTTTTGCCTGTCGGTCAAAATTTCTTCGCGGTTAAATCTATGGGAGATATCAAGAGCGATATTGCGCAGCGTTACCTGTCCATTGTTACCGAGATAGCTCATGAAAAAATATTCGCTTCAAATTTTACAACTGAATTTGACGAGATATTAAGAAACCTGATAATTTTCGGCCCTGCGGTTTTATACACCGATTGGACAAAAAAAACCGGTTTAAATTATAAATCCGCGGAAATTGGAACTTTTCAATTTATCGAAGATAATTCCAAAAGAGTTGAAACTGTTATAATTAAATTTCAAATGACGGCCAATAACGCCTACAATGAATTTAAGGGAAATGTTGGAAAACTTGTTTTGGACGCATATAATAAAATAGAAACACAAAATAACAAGTTCTGGTTTATTCATTATGTAGGCCCTCGCAAGAAAAGAAATCCAAATCTTTCAGATAAATACAATATGAATATGTTGTACGAATCTGTGTTTATAGATGTTGTAGATGAAAAGATTATTGATGAAGGCGGATTTACTGAAAATGCTTATGCTTCGTGTCGATGGATGCGTCCTGCTTCCAAAAAAGACGGCAGGGGTATTGGCACGGAAATACTTCCGCAGATTAAAGTCTTGCATAAAATGACTTATGATTTTGTCCATCTTAGTAATAAATTTGCAGACCCGCCTATTGAAAAGAACGCCAATAATGTCGAAGGTGATGTAGATACCCGTCCCGGCGCGGTAAATGAAGTATCTGAAATGGGTTCTATTAAAGCTATTGACGGCAATGCTATCGGTAATTTCCCAATAACTG